TCTGGCGACGGCGCATCACCGATCTTATTTACCCAGCATACTGAGTAGTCCGATTTCTCGGTTGCCAACCCTTCGGCGATATCCACACCAATGCAGTACCGCGCGCCTGGTTCCGGAAGTTCCCAGATCTGTAGGGGACTTTCCAGATCCCAGCGATGATCCACCGTGCACCATTCCTGGAAACACTTGAAGTGTTCTTTGCCGTTCTCATCGACTTCCCGAATCGAGCAGTGAAACTTGCCTTTGCGATCGAGGTTTCCGGTCCAAACCGCCGGGCAAATCGTCTCGTTCACAAACTCCTGCGTATCCTCGGGGAAGACAGCGATGCCAGAAATTTGAAACGCCTCTTCGGCCGTCGTGCACAATTCCTGGCGCAATTCTTTCAGTGATTCCGGACCGCGCCGGCGCGCATTGAGCACGCGCTCCTGCATCCAGGCGAGCTGCGGATCGCTGAGGAGATACGGTTCTCGAGTACCCTTGTGGCAGTCCGTGCATTCACTGCCTTTGATGTCAAACGTTTTGAAGTAACGTTCGCGGAACTCGCCACAATGAGTGCACTGCACCCACTCTTTCTCGACACGCAAACGCATCGCGAGTTCGGGCTCGCTTGGGCGCCAGCCATCTTCCGGAGCCACTACGCGCTGTTTTTCAAAAAACCATGGCAAGAAGACTGTATACCAGTCAGCCTTTTCAGCTAGATCCACATTCGCAACCCATAAATCCTCAGAAAACCGGCCAGCACCCTTCGCTGTGGATTCCAAGATCGCGAAAGTACCCACATTGGGCGCCAGCGCGTGCACCATGTCACCCTCAATGATTTCGCGCGCCTTGGAATCGTCGACGCTGCAGTACTCGGAGAAGTGCATCGCATTGATGGTGTAGCCCTCACCAACGCCCGAGACCTGTGTGGCTGCCTGGACAATCACACTGGAATTTAACCCTGGATCCACGCGACGTAATTCCGGCTCAGGATTCTTAAAAACAAGCCCCTCCTCTTCCTTACGCGAGGCGAGCATCGGCTTCATCCACCATGGCAATTGGTCGTAGATGTGGACCATCTTCTGGAACAGGAAGCTGGCGTGCGTGCCGACGTGCGAGACCACCATCGCGGCTACATTCGGGAAAAACATCGTGCGCCAGGCGATCAAGGCTTCAATTAAAGTCGAACATCCGAGCTGCCGTGCTTTGATGATCTGTAGTTTCTGTGGTTTACCGCGATCCCGCAGCCGGTAGATTTTCTCCAGCAGTACGTCCTGGCCCTCGTTCAAGGTCAGATACTGATCTTCCCGCTGCTTGTTGATGATCTTAAAATAATTTCTCGCGGCGTATTCGAAGCTTTCCTGACACCGCTTGATCTCGGCAGCGAGCTGACGGATCTCCACGACCGTTAGAACACTGCAGTCGGCGAGGTACTTCTCCTGATCGAAATGCTCGACGAGTTCATCGACGCCGACGTCACGCTTCCACCGCGACGTTGTTAACATCGCTGCCTCCTGGCTCGATTGCGAGCGTCGTGTCGATCGTCTTCATTTCGGTTTGTTCCTGGAGCTCTCGAACAATCTGGTCCATCGAATACCGCGGCGCCGTCGCGTTCACGTTCTGCTGGCTCAGGATCTGCTGGTTGATGTTGATGCCGTTCTTGCGCTGGATATGCCCAGCCATTTCAGCCCACAATGCCTGATCTGTCTTGTTCCCGCGTTTGACACCGTCCATGAGCCGAGCGAAAAACCACCGGGAGATTTCCGGCATGAACAGCAACAGCATCTGCTGCTGGTACTTCGTCATACTGCTCGGGCGGATGGACTGCCGACGCATCACCGCGGATTCTCGGATTCTCTCCGGGAGTTTCTCGATGAGACTCTTCCTCACCCGTTTGCGCTTTGTCCCCGGCATCAGTGCTTCACCACTAAATCGACTACCCAGGCGCATGCCACGATCACCAGAGTGGCGCCAGCGCACCAGCCGATCGTCCAGAACCGCCACTCCTTTAACTTGCCGAGATCTTCGATAGCCTCCGGCAATCCGGTGACTTCCAGCTCCAGGGTGCGGAGCCGTTCGTCGTGATCGAGACATGGCTGTGGTGGGGTCTGCACCTTAGCTTCAACCGCCCGGAGCCGCTTTTCGTGGTCACCGACATCGTTGGTTGAGAGTTCGGCCCGATCGGCTTTTTCCTTTTCAATCTTCGAGATCCAATCGCGTAAATTATCTAGGCGACTGATAATTTGCCTTTCCAAATCAGTGACTTCTGAGCGAGTTGCCTTTTGGTCCTCAATGCGCAGAATGCGCTGAGACATGCCTTCCACCTTGTCATTCATGTTTTGCAGAATGACCGGTAGTTGGTTCAGGACCCTACGATCTTCAGCGGTGAATCCCAAATTTGATCTCTCTCCCATGTCATCCCAGGGTTATCCGACTACGATTATCAGCCGAAGGGGATCTCTAAGCAAGTCAATTGTTTAGGAGATAAAAGTTGACAACTTGGTTTAATCTGGCGGGCACTCCTATATAGGAGTGGTTTTTAGAGGTAGGTGGGTATTCCAGCGCTCAGGCTGAGTTCGCAGTCGTACTTTAGGATTTCGGTTTCGACCGTTGGCTTATCTGGGGTCTCTCCACTGAAAATCTGCTTCCAGTCGGGTGCCTTGAAAACTGGGACTCTGTAGTCGTAAGGTATTGACGGTACAGCAAGATCGTAAATTTCACCGTTCGATATAATTACGCGGATTACTGGCATTAGACAGTCCCGGCGTCAATGCCGATGCGCAGCAGGGCACCATAAGAGCTCTGATCGTAATTTGGCGGCGTGGTCGACCGAAGCGTGCGCGGCCGTGGGGAATAGAGTTTGATGGCGTTAGCCTGCAATTTCTCAACCTCCTCACCGATCGGCAGTTCCTTCTGAGTGGTCGAGAACGTGGCTTGCACGCTCATGTCATCAGTCGCCCAAACAGGTTTGTAGGAGAGTTTAACGCTATCGAAGCCGGCACCGATCACCACGTTCCGTTCGAGCATGATCGGGATCTCCCCACGCTCGGGATGTTCGACGACGATCTTGATCTTTGGCGGCGTCTGAGCGTGAAGAATCTCGGAAATCTTCTCGACACGCCAATAAATCTTCTCACCTGGCGCCTGCGCGAGTGGCTCGGTAGACGGCAAAACGGTCAGCTTCGCTGGAGTCTCCGGTGGGCGCAATGGCGGTGGTGCGCCGGGATCGGGCCGCGGCGCCAGCAATGCTTCTCGCGCTTCCGGAGAATCCGGCATGACAACGAGACGCTGTGGCTCGCGGGGAGCTTCCGGCGGCGCCTTCTGGATGGCAGGCGATGCCGGTAGCCGGCTGGTCTTAAAGTCGGCGGCCTTGGTGTCAAACACGTCTCCAATTGGATCCGGCAAACGTTCTGGAGTCTCTTCGCCAATTTCTGCTTCCATCTTCAGAAAGAGCTCAATGCCGTCGGCAAGCGCGGTCGCAACCTGCTCCAGCGGATCGCCGGCGTGTGCACGCAAAGTGAACCTAGCGATCTGAATCAGTTTAGCCCTGGTCATCGTTGCACTGTCATCCTTTTCCAAATGTCAGCCTGGCCAACACGCGCTTCGGCTTCCTTCCGCGGCATCCCGCTACGCATGTACTCCTGGATTTCACCCTCACGGCTGGCCGCCTCTTCATCGTACTCCTGGAAACTGTCGCCGGCCGGTGCCGGCACTGATTGGAAGATTCCCTTGCGGAAGGTGTCGACAGCCTTCTCAACACGTTCCAGATATTCAACTTGGGTTTTACTGACCCCGATGAATCCGTCAACCATCTTTTCAAGCGTGGCGGAATGCTCAGAGATCGCTTTCAAACTGCCAGTATGGGCCTCGATTGCCGCTTGGAGGGCTGCCCGGCTCTCGTTTTGTTTCTTCCACGCCCGGAATAGCAGCACACCCCAGGCGACCGCAGCCACGAACGCGAGCGTCGCGAACACCGTAACGATGACTTCAGTCATAAAGAATCGCTTTAATGTTGACAGATTATCGCGTAGAGTTCAAGATGTTTATACGATGGGACGAAACAAATTGCCGGAAGGCACGAAGCGGGTACGAATTTTTGGAAGGGTTAATCCAACAACGGTAGATTTCTTCAAGTCATTAGGCGAGATCAACGACGGGCGCGCGATGGACAAGACCGTCCATCTGGCGCGTGGGATGCAGCGGGCACTGGAGCGGTTAGGAGATCACGTCAACAGTGGGAAGGATTACCACGGCACACACTGTCTAGCTCTCGGCATGCAGAAGGCTCTTGGTTACCTGGAAGAACAGCACATTGTTGGCCAGCCAAGCCACGTGATAGGCTCTGCAGCCAGCGCGCTCAGTTAAGCTGCTAATTCCTCGATAACTCGAATCGTGCCGGTCTCCAACAGGTAATCTATCCCCAGCTTCAAAATCAGTGAAATCATCTGATGCGTGCAGTGCCGCCTTTTGGCGATTTCACTGACCGTCATCCCTCTATCTAAGTACAAATCAACCACTTCGAATGACTTGCGAAGCCGTTCACGTTGGAATTTACTGAAAGTCTTCGGAGGGGATGGCCAGGATTCCGCCATTCTAACGAGCATTCTGTCACGCAGCCCTATTCGAACTCTGCGTGGTGTTTGGTGCATATCTTCTATTTTGCAAGTAATCCGGCGATCTGTCAAGCCGTAGTGCCTTGGTTCCACCACAGTTAATGTCTGGTTCCGGGGAGTCGAATCGAACGACTATTGCTGGCGTTTCAGGCCAGTGCCTTGACCACGTCGGCTACCCCGGAATGTGGGTAAAGCCGCCGGGAGGATTCGAACCATCCATGCTCCGGCTTCCACAGTCGGTGCTCTCAAAGCCATGCAGGTCACCCCACATGGGAGATGTGATGCACCCCGAAGCGCGGTCCGGACAACGCTTCGAAGCCGCACATCCACCACTGAGCTACGGCGGCATAATCTGGATCCAGGACCGGGAATCGAACCCGAGTCGCAGCTTTACCAAAACTGAGCTCTGCCACTGAGCTATCCCGGAATAGCTTACTTCGCTGCCGGCGCGGTCCAGGCCAGCGGCGATCCAACATCAATTCCGCCACTCCAGTTCCAGCCATGCAGAATCAGCCAGTTGTAGATATACCAACCGGCAAGCGAGCTGCTATTGTCTGGCCAGATGACCGTGTAGATCGTCGGCGAGACCTTCAGGCTGGGGATCAATTGGCCGTTGATTGACCCACCAACAGCGGTCGCGAGCATCTGTGCGCCGGATTTGGTCGCACATTCGTACGGCCGTAAGTAAATCGTGGTCTTGCCACTCGCGTCAACGTCTTGCAATTGTGCGGGTTGCATGAAACAGGCATTCGCTTCCGCGGCTGTCGTGATGGGCAGCGTGATGTTGTAATTGTCGGCTTCTATCTGCGTCATGAAAATTCCTCCTCAGTATTCTAACATCGGAACCTGGTGCTGGCGCTTGGATTTGAACCAAGAACCTCACGGTTATAAGCCATGTGCTCTGGCCGGTCTTGAGCTACGCCAGCGGATCATATAATCTTGATCTGTTGCCAGTCTTTTAGTCATAGAACTTGGTCCTCGAGGATGGAATCGAACCATCTCCCTGTCGGTTATCGGCCGACTGCTCGTCCGGAGAGCCTCTCGAGGGTGGTACCGGGCCGGAGAATCGAACTCCACTGTGCTGGTTTGTAGGACCAGTCCACGCGACCAGCGTGGTTGCCCGGCATCATGTAGAAGCTACCTCGTAACCCCGCGGTCATCTTTCGGACGGACGTGCTTCACCGTCCTGTGTCGTTCCCGGCCCGCCATGCCGTTCCGGGGGATCTAGCTCGGCCTCTTGGACAAACCCTGCATGGTTTTCTTTCGTCCTCACCGGCATTCTCCATGCCCTTTCGGGCTTTCGGTCTCCCTTGGGGTTTTACGGCCATAGCGCTTGCTTGGCGGCCAGCCGCCCTGAAGGAGCCTTGCCCTATGACCAACTACATCCAATCTTTGGTGCCCTCGCTGGGAATCGGACCCAGTCCATTCGGTTAAAGGCCGAATGCTCGACCGTCGAGCTACAAGGGCTTGGTGCGGGCGGCGGGACTCGAACCCGCGACGTTCTGACTGGCAGTCAGACATTCTGCCGCTGAATTACGCCCGCTCAAAAACTCATTCAACTGCTTCGCGTACCGCGCCCCAACCGGCTCGCCGATATCCACACGCCGGATGGTCTCGATCGCATCGATCGCGAACTGGTTCCCCTCGATCGCACACGTGGCGAGAGCGCCGCGGATCATCGAGCACTTACCAGGAATCAGCACCTCGATCGTCTTCATAACTTTGGAGCGAGTGGAGAGAATCGAACTCTCTTGGCCAGCTTGGAAGGCTGGAACTCAACCAATGAGCCACACCCGCTTGGCGCGATGGACGGGATTCGAACCCGCGTTGTCCTCATAGACAGTGAGGTACCTTGCCTCTCGGCCACCACCGCGTAAACTCTGGAGCCAAGGGAGAGAATTGAACTCTCGTCGGTGGTTTACGAAACCACTGCTCTGCCACTGAGCTACCGAGGCATGGAGCCGAGAGCGAGCCACGATCTCGCAACCTCCGGTTTACAGAACCGGCGCACCGCCAACTTGTGCTATCTCGGCATTCATTTTAAACCATCCGCCTCGCCTGGCCGTCCTGATTCTATGACAATTGGCACAGACTAGGTCACACTTCGCGATCTCTTCAAGAAGTCTACGCTCTGAAACATTGACCAACCAAGCCACATTATGCAACTTTTTGCCTCTGATGTGGTCAAAATCCATACAGCAGGCCGGGAAACGGTTCTTGCAATCGATGCACGGGAAATCCTTCAACGTGGACAAGAGCGCGTAATTCCGTAACTTACACAGCTTTCTATTATCAGCGATTGCCTGCCTACGTTTTGAATTTGTTGAATATTGAAGATTCGCCCAAGAACGAGTGCATTCTCGGCACCATGACGCTAGCTTGTTTGGATTACCATCCCTCGGGGCGAATACCTCCTTCTCCAATTCTCTCTTGCATTTACTGCATGTTTTAGTCCCCAAACCATGTCAATTATAACACGGCTTGATCTATGTTACAAACCGCCGGTCCTGGCCGCTAAACGAGCCGGGCTTAATCAAAACCCTTCATGGCATCGTTGTACCGCTGCACGCGAGCTTCATGGATCTGTTCGCGAGCCGATGCAGATTCAATCTCAAGTGCGCGTTGCCGCGGCGACTTGTCCGTAAGACCATCCAAAACATGACGCGCCTCGCGAAGTTCCGAGATTCTGTCAGCCGCTGGCAGCCGGTACGACGGCACCACCTGGTGGACCACAAAGGGCCGATCACTCGTCAGCGTCAGCAGTAACGGTGGGTGAGCTACGAGCCCAGATATCGACGTGAATCCAAGCCAACGACGCCGACTGGGGTTCCCTGGATATGGACCTGTGATCCAACTCGTGGTTAATGGATGGGAACCGGGGCGCCCAACTGTCATCTTCATTTCTGCATTCCATTCGACGTCAAAATACAGGCTTACGAAAACGTATCCAGGAGCGCCGATTAATGTAGAATAAGTAACCCGTGGGCTCTGCTTGATCGCCGGCGGCGTAGGTTTTGCCATAGCCGGCTTAATGCCGAACCAGCCACCAACACCACCGGCCATCCCAAAGAACCATCTTCGCGTCATGCTGCCTCCAATTCTGGTCAGCGAGGTTGGATTTGAACCAACGATTTCCTAGTCCCAGGCCAGGCGGCTCTCCAGGCTTGCCTACTCGCTGAAAACTTTGGTGCGTCGGGCGGGAGTCGAACCCGCAATCACTTGATTAAGAGTCAAGAGCTTTAATCCAATTTAGCTACCGACGCATGGCACCCCAGCGACGATTCGAACGCCGAAGAAACGGGTTGGAGCCGTTCCGCCTCACCATCGGCAACCGGGGCACAAACACTCCTATATAGGAGTGCCTACAAACTGCTCTTCTTACGATCCCGGTTCTTCTTCCCAGTCTTGAACCGAGCCCGCCCTTTCAGGCGATATGCCTTCCCTTCTTTCGGGAAACGGCAGTTGAGCGAACGGTTACGCTCGCGATTCTGTTTGGGTTCGCCTCGTTCCAAGCGTTCCCGATCCAGCAAGCGGCGCCGCGCGCCCTTGAAGTGATACACGATCATGAAGTTAGCCTCCTACGCTGTCTTCATGGTCGTGACCCTCCTTCCAGAAATTCGTGCCGGCTGATAACGGACAGCCGGCGAACCGGGCGACAGCCGACACCCCACCGGCACTTTATGAGGTTCCGGAAACTCATCCGCATTCACGATCGGCGGATTTACGATGCAAGCCCGTCTTTCTCCGGGTTGTTAAGCGGCTCTAATTTTCTCCGCCCGCCAGCACAGTTTCTCCGATTGCGCCTCGGTCCTGACAGGGTCTCTCACTGACACGCCCAGTATACCCGAAAACGCTTGCGTATCGGGAAAAGTTTTTGGCACCCCGGCAGGGAATTGAACCCAAATGATCTCCTGAGTCAAAGTCAGGCGTCCTGCCGTTGGACGACCGGGGCATTGGTAGCGCAGGTGGGTGCTGACCCCACTATCACTTCTTTGAAAGAGAAGGCACTCATCCGTTCGTGCTCTGCGCCATGGCGTCGTAGGTCGGAATTGGACCGACTATCACCTGCTTGAGAGGCAGGGCGCTCGACCGGTCGCGCTCTACGACAAAAACAAAACGGCCGGGCCTTTCGACCCGGCCGTCTGCACTCCCCCAACCGGGTATTCTTACGGTTGCCCTGCGAGTTGCTCTTCCAGGCGCTTGATCTCGGCGTCAACTTCCTCACGCCGCTCGGTCGCCGGCTTCAACGCTTCCCGGCGAGCCTTGGCTTCGCGCAGCCGCTTCTCGAGCATATCCGCGGTCCGCGACTTGATCTCGCGCGACAACTCCTTGATGCGCGTGTCAAGCCATTCTGGCGGTTCAAGTTGCATCTTTTCGTAGAAATCCCGCAACTGCCCCGCAAACATGCGTAGCGCCACGGCCTCATCGAGATCCATCCCCTCGATGTTCAGGCTTTTCAAACGTTCCAGCATCGTCGTGCTCCTTTCAGGCCCCTTGCGAAGCGCTGCAACCCTTCTTCGTCTTTCCTCAAGCGACCACTGCCGTGCCATGGCGCACCTCCAGTGGCGGTAAAATGTCGTCCAGCCGCAAGAGCGGCGTGTCCAAGATCTTCTGTATCAAACCGTAGCGTTGACACGACATGGTCTGGACCAGATTCGGCAGCGCGTAATAATCCACCGTGTTGCCGGCCAAATCGAACTTCTGCAAATCGAGTCCAACTTGCTGCATCTCATGGCTTAGGTAATCGATTTCGCCGTTCAGCCGGTACAAATACACCGGCGGTTCCTTGCCGAATTTCTCACAGTACAACTTGTAGACCGCCGGGAACAAGGGCGGCTGGTTTTCACCGCCATCCGACACGATGGCGATGCCGTCAACCTCGACATTAGCTTCCAGCATCCCGAGCAAACCGCAACCGATCGACGTGCCACCATTCGCGGTCACGCCCTTGGTTCTGTCGCGAATCTGCTCATAGGTCATGCCGGTCACTTCCGTGCCCCGCGGCATCGTATCGAAGAACACCAGCCACACTTTACCCTTCACCATCCGGGCAAGCGTTGCCGCGATGTGCCGCGATGCTTCGATCGCCATCGTCATCGAGCCAGACTTATCGGCCAACACGAGCCAATTGCCATCGATACCGCCAAGGGTCTTGATCTGCTTCTCCTGGAGCACCTTCAGTTTCTCGACAGTGCCTTCATCGAGCTCCTCTTCGGCATTCTCGATGATCTTCGTCACCTTCAGCGTGTTCTTCTTGCTGCCAGCGGCCTTCGCCAGAGCTTCGTCATAAGCTGCACGAAGTGCCGGGACCGTCTTCACTCCCATGCGCTGCAGCATGGTTGTGTTGTTGACTAGCTCCGATGGCGACATCCGGTTGATCATCGCCAACACCAGGTCCGGATCCTTCGACTTGGCGCCCAAGGCGCCGACGGCAATCAAAAACGGAATCTTGCGAGCGGCGATCGTGCCGGCCGCCTCGAGTGGTGTCATATTCTTCAGGTTGTCGATCGCCTCAAAAACCGAGCCGCGCGGATACTTCTGCTTGAACAGAATCTCGTTCGCCCATGGCGCCGGGCGTACACGCGCGAGAGCATACAAATTGGTCAGTGTCTCGCGATGCTGCACCGCTGCCTTTTCCCAGCGAAACGTGTTGGCTTCGCGCACACGGACGTAGCGCCGCACTACATCGTTCACCCGGTGCATTCGGGCATGCTGCGTCTTCGCGAAGCGTACGGCCTGCTCGAAGTTTCGAACATCGAGCAATGCCAGATGCGCCAATGCGTTGTCGATGTACTCGACATTCAGCGCACCCTTCGCCAAAAACACAACCGGCAAGGCAACCTTGGCGTCGCGCACCTGGCCGTGGATCCGGTTATAGGCGATGAGATGCGAGAGAAATTCCGGCTCCTGCCGGGCGGCAACTTCACCAACAGGGAGGTAGGCTTCGAGTTTGCCATGCGGCGATTGCGCGAGCTGCGAAATGATGGCTGTCTTGCTGAGCGCTTGTTCGATCATGGCTGTCTCGTTTCATAAAGTTGACATTTTTAATTGGCTCGCGTAAATCGCTTCTGGTTTTCAATCAAGCACCAGCTTTCACCGGCACCCGAAAGACGTTGATGTCCTACCGTTGGACGATCCCCCCACCGCGAGGGTTGAACGGTTCCACAAATCTCTCTGTGGGCCGCAGAGAGACCCCGCTCAACCTCCCCGGTGGAGGGACCAGGATTCGAACCTGGATTTTCAGCTTACTAAGCTGAAAACGTGTGACCAGCCGCAGTATACGAGCCAAACTTACTTGGCGGTTAAATCGCTCGAGCAACCCCTTGCGGGGACGACTGGAGTTGAACCAGTTACATCTTCGTCTCAAGCGAAGGCGAAGCGCTCTACCAAATGAGCTACGTGTGAGCCCGAACAGTATCCGCCAAAATCAATGGGCTGTTAAATCGCTTGGAGCTTCCGCTAGGGTTTATCTCCCCGAAGGCTTACGCCTCGCGACGGTGGAAGGGTCAGCGGCCGCCGCGCCCGCTTCCTTGGTGGCCCTTCGTGTATGGCACTTCAAACAGTATCAGCCCAAACTTGGTGGCGCGGGGTGGATTTGAACCACCGACCTTTTGCTTATGAGGCAAACGAGCTACCAGCCTGCTCCACCGCGCTACAAACTTTCAATTCTCAAAGAACTTGGTGGGGGCGCCCCGCTCTCAAACGTTGACGCCCCGGTGTGCGTTTTTGGCGACCCCGCCGGGCCACCGGAGGAGCACACACAATGGCAAGCTTTTTACCCGGAGCTGCTAACCGCGCCATTTGCCGAACTCACGTCCGCAAAGCTGGCTGCATTTCAACTATAACAGCAGACTTTTTTGAAACGCAAGTGAAATTTTGAATTAAATTTGCCCGAGCAGCGCCACCGCGAAATCTCCGGTCTTGGCAACGTCGATATAGTATTGACCTGGAAGGATTACTTGCGATGGCGTCAAGTTGATCTGCGTCTGCCCACCCGGCGGAATAATATCAAGAACGTTTGTAAAACTCGTGACATCCGCGGATCCGCTGGTATTGATCAGATAGACGCTGCTGCCGTTTCCGGGGGCCGCCCGAATCTGCAATAACGCGAATTGCTGCTGGCTCGACCCGAGATCGGCATAGTTGCTAGTCAATGAAATGGCACTGCCAGCCGCCGGCGGTTTCAGGATGCCGGTCGGCACCATGGCAGTCTTGAACGGGAGTGCGTTTGGTAACGCCATGGCCGCAGTATACGCTATTTTGCGGTAACATAAACGTCAACCTTTTCACCGGTTTAGCCGCTCTTCTTGTCTTCGATGTCCTGACGGTTTACACGCCAGGTACGACCGATCTTGGTCGCAGGCAATTCGCCGGAGCGAACCCAGTTGTATACGGTGCGCCGGGTGACCCCCAACTCAGAGGCCACCGCTTCCGGCGCCATGTACTTAACTGCGAACCTTCCACTGTGTTCTTGGCTTGTTCGTAGGCCGCTTCGTTTTGGCCGGATCGAAAGTGATACTCCCGGTCGGGTTGGTGACGATGGAGGGAATATGGACGGTGGCGGGAATATGAAACGTGCTCGGCTCAGCAGGCCGACCTCCGATCATCGAATTCCGCTCATCCACGGTAAAGCATGCCATCATGCGGGCATGCGCTGAGCCAACACCGTGTGAAGTTGTGGCACTCGCATAGCGCATGGCGCTGTTCGAAACGTTAGCATAAACGCTCGCTTCGTTGCCAACCATGTAGTTTGCGCAGTCCGTTGCGGCGATCCCCATCGATCCGCCGACCGCAGCACTGTCGATGTTGGCGCCCAAAAAGATGAACTTCCAACCTTCGGCTTCTTTCTCGCTGATCAGCTTCTTGATTGATCCCAGGTTGAATTCCTGGCTGGCATTCTCCATGCCGTCAGTGATGATCACCGTGAGCACGCCGCGGGACTTGGCGTCCACCCGGCGGACGCATTCGCCGATCGCGTCGTATAGCGGGGTCATCCCACGTGGCTGGTAGGTTGTGTTGTTGAGTTCGGGAACATCGGCAAGCGGCTTGTCAACGTAGCTAACGGTCAGCTCCGGCTGGTTAGCCGGCGTGTCGAATTGGATCAGACTGACGTTGTAGTTGTTGTCCTTGTCAGCCTTCAGCCCTTTCAGATATTCATTGTAACCGGAAATGGTGCCATCCTGGCAGGATTGCATGGATCCGGAACGATCGAGAACAACGTTGACGAGAATTTCTTTAGCGGTTGCGGTGGCCGGCGCCGTAGCGGTATCCGGCTCTTGTGTGGTTGTCATGCACCTATCATACGATAGGAAATAATAGGAAGCAAGGGGAAATTCATCACTCCTATATAGGAGTGTTTTGGTGGGTTAGCCCCCATGCTCGGTCGTTTGTGAGCTGACGCACCATCGGCTGATCACGATCATGCCATGTTGTGTTGGTCTCGATGGGGGCGTGAAACAGCGAGCCGGAGATGGCGCATCATTCCGACTCTTCGCTATGGTGATTGGCTTCCGGTGTCGATCTTACGACGAGCAGCTCAGCAACCGGATGCGCCCGGTTAACGCTTGCCTCTAGACCTGCGCCAATCGACTTCGGCAGGCTCACACCGCCCGGAACTACAGCCTCTCTGTTATGGTATCTCGTTAAAAACATTACCATTACTTGTGCGCGGCCTTCCAGGCAGCGACTTTGGTCAGTGTGTCCTTGGCGGTTGCCACCGATTTCTTCAGCTTCTGACGATCGCCGTAGGATGGCTTCCAGTTCGCCGTTTTCTTATTGAACGACGAGATCGCATTGGAACTGATCCCACTGGTCGTAGTCCCAAGCTGTTGCTGGACTTGGGTTATAAACGCAGCCACGGCGTTGGCAATCCCATTCACGAGCGCGACCGCATTCGCCGGGGCACCGGGGATGTTCGGGACCACGATAGCCGCAAAGTCCGCAATGATGCTCGACGCTTTGATCGCATTACTGTCGCTGCTGGCCAGCTCCGCGTCCACTTTCACAACTGCCGCGGAGACATCGCCGGTGTAATCAACGATCAAGGTGGCTACTGGAACCGGGATGACACCCGAGGCTGCCAGAAGCGGCGCCGTCACAGCGGCTGCAGCCGCAGCATCGGAAACGACGTCGAGCGCCACAGTGAGTTGAGAGGCGGTGCACCCGATCATGGTCAATGCCACGAGGGCCAGAACGAAGAGTTTGCTGCCGATGTTTCTTTTCATGGAGACATTGTACAGCAAGCCTGGCCCTGACCAGGCACTTTTTTATTGCTCCGCCGCAAATAGGCCCATGGCCGTTGAGGAGTACGCCGAATTCGAAGCTAGGAACTGTCCTTTCCAGCCCCAATCGTCGAGCACGTATTGGCTGAACTCGTGCTCCTGGAGCTCAATCACGTCCTCCGTGGACATCTCCAACATACGAATGACTTTGTTGTATTCGCGCGTCTGGTCGACCGGCTCCACAAGGCTAACCGTTCGCCGGATGCGTTTACCCGCCTTGGCTTCATTCAACATCGCGTCGAGTTCCTTGATCGCCGCACTGCGGTAGCCCTCAATCGCCTCTTCGAAAATCTTCCGATGTTGTTCGCGATTCTTTCGAACCACATCCAAAAGCTCGTTACGATTCACTTTCACGTAGTTCATAATCCGCTCCGTTCTACCTTGACCACGTCCGCGCCCGCCGGCGGCGCCGTGGCAGTTTGATTTTCCCTGAGAGCCTCGCCAAATCCCGGCGCACCTTCACCCAGGTTCGGACATGCGGCGGGCCGCAGTCCATCGAATCCCGCAACTCATCCATAATGAGCCCCAGCGCGCGGTAGATGGTCTTTCGCGCGTCATTCACTTAGTCAGTGCTCGCTTCTTCATCGGCCGGCGGCTCTTCCTCGGATGGCGGCTGCAGGTTCATCCCGAGCTGAGCGTCGGCCTGGGTCATTGCCTCGACCCGGATCTCCTCGTTGGTGTCCACGCGCACGAGCGTCTTCTGGCCAGAACCAGGAGTGCCCATGATCCACATGCAATCCATTTCCTTGAGATCGTAGCCTCGGTTGATTTTGTGTTGGAGATCCTCTTTTTTGTTCGTCAGCGTTTCCAGGGTCGCCGCAAATTCCTTATTGGAAGCCTTCTTGGCCGACTCAATGTCATCGATCTCCTGACACACTTGCGCCAGTTCGGTGCCGAGAATCGCTTTGTCTTGGTCGAACAGCTTGACCTTCACTTGCTCTTTGATCGTCTCATTTTCTGCCATTTTTTTGATCCCTTACAAGTTGCCTCACCACCGCGCGAAACCGCGCAGTCCCATGGTCCGGGTTTGTTTTGCGCCCAATCGATGATCATGCTTTCCTGGCGCGTGAATATCTTTTCCTTGGCGTGTGACACTCCGCAATCCAGGAACAGGCTCAGCCCCTGGTCTTTCACATCTTTGATCGAAGTCCCGCTACACTTTGCATCAAACGCTTTCTGGGCTAGGTACTCAAGCTGCGTCGCCCTGACGGAATCGTCGTGCACACACGATTCGACCAAGCTGACAAGCAAGGAGACGACTATGATAATCAGGCAGAACGGACCTGCGATAACATGTGTTTTCATTCCGTGAACCTTACTAACGGACAGATTTTGGCTTTCTTGGCCTTGATGTAGGTGAAGATGATTTTCGCCGGGCCAGGTGATTTTTTCAGTTTTTCTGGTCGCTGACGATTTAGCCATTCGACCAACCACAGCGGGGGCTCTCGTTCCGAGAGCAAAATGCAGACGTAAACGATCCCGAGTAGACCTACGATCACGCCGATAACCCACGCGAGAGCTTCCAGGTACGCCCGCAAACCGTTGTAGCGAATCGGCAAGTACACGAAAGCGACGACCACCGCACCCAAAACGGCAAACTGGAAAAGAAACATAAACGGGATCCAGATCAAGAAGACTCGCATGAAACGACACAAATCCGTGTGCTCGCGGGCCTCTCGATCCTGGTAATCCCGAAGGTTGAACTCATCCAACAAGTCCAACGCGCGCACATACGCACGGTAGATCCATGATTGCTTACTGATCGTCATTTGTTTTTGAAGTGCTCTTCGAGCGCGTCCTGAGCTTCCTTCTGTCCAGCGTACTGGCCCGGAAGAAGCTGACCGAAACCACCCCGGTCGGCTGGGAAAGCCGACCGGTCATAAATCACCCACCTGCAGCAGTTGTACCGCATGGCGTAACCCAACAACCTGTCCCCGTCATACAGTGTGCAGGAGACCGATCCTTCCGCCCAGTGCATCAGGAATCAATCCCGTCTATCCACCAAACCTTACCGCACTTGGTGCATTCGTGTTTCTCGTCTTCGTACGCGCCATCTTCCGATTCCCACAAGAGCCAACGATGATGCTCGGCGTCACCGCAATATCGGCACGGATAAGTACTCTTACGCCAGCCGCCCGTAAATTCGCCGGCGCTTTCTGGTATCGGAGCTGTATGCATCAGGCCGCACGCCTCGTAATGTTCGCGATCCGCCGGAAGCGCTGCTCATCCGCTTCGAGGAGTAATTTCTGCGCGAGTAGATTGTCCGAAAATGGCACCTGTGCCGATGGGTGGATGCACATGGTCTCGACCAACCGGCCGCCTTCGAACACTTCAATATTCCCAGCCCAACCGTGCTTGATCCGGTAGACACGCTTGCCGGCGTCGCGAATGACTTCGAAGTACCGATGGTTGCGGAACTGCTCGAGTTGCTTGTCGTCCAAGTGCTCGGCCAGAAGCTTTTCAGCCGTGGATTCAGCGGTTACCGCAATCTTCTTTGTTTCCTCAACTTGGCGCCACCTCTCTTGTTGCTGTGCTGCAGCTTCTTGTGCCAAACGGGTGGCTTCGGCAGCTCGGTAAGGACGGATGGCCATCTGATTCCACGCTGCTTGTTGTTGCTGGGCTTGCCCGGCGCCAGCCGCCTGTGTGCCCTGCGCGCCACTTCCCATCCCTTGTGCCCAAGATTGCCAGATACCGTCGCTCGTCATGACGTAATAGTCATTTACCCAGTTTCCCCATACAGCCGCCGGCACAGTGACGTAGCTGGCCGTGGCGGTGCTGTAAGAGACCGCGACATTGTAGTACACGTAGTTGTTCGAAATACAGCCGGATGTGACAGAGGTGTATGGCTGCGAACCACTGGGATCGACGCCACAGGTGTAAGGCCCGTTAGACATCCCAAGCAGCGACCCAAGGCAACTCCCAAGACCAGCCACTACCGACTCCCACCCTGAAGCGGCGGGGCGAGGATGACAGTCTCGGCCTCCGGATCGAACTTGTCCATCACCTCGCCTTTGTCACCCTTGCGGTTGACGCGGTAGGCCATGTAGCCTTTGGCTTTCATGCTCTGGAACTGTGCGCGGGCGACCTCAACCTCGGCTGTTTTGTCCGAGTTCCACATCGTCTTTAGGTCGCCAGACGAGTTCATTGTCGCCATGAGGTGCTGACCGGGCTCGCGCTCGGTCGCCATGATCTGGCTGAAAGTTTGTGACATCGATTCTCCTCCTACTTTCCTGAAATGTCGGCATCAACCGCTTTCACTGTTTGCGTGAATTCGTAATCCATGGCAGCGATTCGAACAGAAACCTCATCGAGAACGAGCTTTTCGCGGTGGCGAATTGCCGCGCTCACGCTCTCGACCATCTTCGCGTAAGTCTCGGGCGAGATCTCCTCGATGAACGGATTCAGCGCCGCGCGCGCCGCCTTGTCGATCGACTCTTTATCGAAGATGCCGTTCATCGCGTCCCGCCTCATGGGAGTCGATAACCATTTCGCCTCCGAATTTAAGTCAACAGATTATCAGGGTGTAACGGAAAACGCAAGCAAAATCGCAGAAGTTGTGGTACGATCCTGGTATGGCACAACCGATGACAGCAGAATGGATCGAAGACGTCTTCACGTACCACGCGCCAGACGAAGAACAGCGAGGGAAATACGAGCGCCTGCGCGCCGCTGCGAAGGAGTTTGCGAAGGTGCTGGCGGAGGAAACGCCGTTATGCGCTGATCAATTTGCAGCGATGCGGCTACTCCGGGAAACCGTGATGACGGCGAACGCGGCGATCGCGTTGAAGGGAAAGGTTTGACACGGTGGGTGTAGTGTAGCGGCTCTGCACGGGAGGCTGTGAACCTCTCAGCGACCGGATCGACACCGGCCACCCACCCCAAAGTTCTGGTAGTATTTGGTTAGCGCCCCGTTCGTTCAACGGACAGGACTACAGTCTACGAAGCTGTGAATTCCGGTTCAAATCCGGAGCGGGGTACCAAAAGTTTTGTTTGTTCCTTGGTAGCTCAACGGTAGAGCACGCGGCTGTTAACCGCGCTATGGGGGTTCGACTCCCTCCCTTGGAGCCACGGCCGGTTCATTCAGTGGCAAGGATGCGACGCTCTGAACGTCGTCACGTTGGTTCGAGTCCAGCACCGGCTGCCAAGTTCGTGGGGGCGTCGTTCAACGGGAGGACTGCTGGTCTGCACCCAGCCGATGAGGGTTCGATTCCCTTCGCTTCCACCAAAGTTCGCCGGCGTAGCACAAACTGAAGGATTGCTCCTTCCATAGAGACGATAAACAAAATAGTGCGCCTGGAGCTTGATGCCGGATGAGGCTAGAAGCTGGACGTGGAAATCCAGCCACCAGGAGATGCCGAGTGGAGAATCGGGAATCTCGGCCGCCGGCGATTCAACTCATGAGAGAGCGCCTTTTCTTCTACGTGCTAGACGGTATGCGGGTCGCCATCATGGCCTTCGACGACGACGCAGCTTACCTACAAATGCGACAATTCGGTACCGAAATCGCCTATCGCGCGGAGAGCATTAAGATCCTGGACATCCCGCGGAACGTCTGCCCAGTCTGTAGAAACCCAACGCTCGAAGACATACCATGTCCAGAGAATCGTCCTGGCTGCTTGGTATATCACGGGTGCCATTGCACTTACTGTGGGCACTCACCACAGATCATTGCGGCCAGCAACATCATGGTACCCAATGAGCGTAGCGGCTTCAAACTTTCTTCCTTGACCGACACTCCTATATAGGAGTAACATCTATTCCATGGCAACCATCCTTCGGCCCCGCCTGTTAAGTAGAGCACTCAGGTCATCGCTCTGCTTGTGTTCGTATTCCCTGTAAAATCTAGGCCCGTTGGCGGAATTGGCAGACGCGCTGGTCTTAGGAACCAGTCCTCCGGGGTCAGGGTTCGACTCCCTGGCGGGCCACCAAAGTTCTTTGACAAGTGAATTCAATGCACCGGAAGGCAATCGGCAAGCCAGCGGACCGCAACTCCGCGGTGGCCAGTTCGACTCTGGCCCGGTGCTCCACAGAGGGGTGGGCGAGTCCGGTTTATGCCAGCAGTCCCGAAAACTGCCACACCTCCTGGTGTCGTGGGTTCAAATCCCACCCCCTCTGCCAAAGTTCATGTGATATCATTCCTCCATGCCGATGGCTACCCCGGAACTGCAGGCAGAATATCAACGTGAGTGGATGGCTCGTAGACGTAGAGAATGGTTCGCCGGTAAGCGTTGCAAGGATTGTTCGAGCACTGAAAATCTTGAACTTGATCACATGGAGCCATCTCAAAAAGTAGATCATCGGATCTGGAGTTGGTCCAAGCACAGGCGAGACGCTGAGTTACTGAAATGTGAAGTGCGTTGCCATCGATGTCACAAGAAACGTCATAACGTTCCAAAAATGAGGCACGGCGGCGCGAGGTATGCGGCAGGCTGTAGATGCGCAATTTGCAGAGCATGGAAAAGCGAAGCGCTCCACCGGGAGACACGCCGAAAAGGAATGAAAAGAAGCAAGAGTTCGCTCCCGTACCAGCCCGGTCTTCTAAACCGGTAACTGTAAATGGACATGCGAGTTCGAGTCTCGCCGGGAGCACCATGAGCCCGCCTACCGGTCCGGTTTCCTAAACCGGTAGCCGTAGTGGATCAGGCCGGTTCGATTCCGGCGGCGGGTTCCAAGCGCGGGTGGCCGAGAGGATTAGGCGCTCCCCTCCGAAGGGAGAATATGCGTGGGTTCGAGTCCCACCCCGCGTTCCAAGTTTCAAACTAGAAATTCCTGGAATGTGTCCCGGAATGGCTAGTTAAGTTCTTTGAAATGAGAATGTGGTGTGGCTGATTAGTCACACCTTGCGGTGAGGTCCCATAACGGTATTGGAGCAGTTTGCTAAACTGCCGGACTGGCGAAGAGCCGGCCATGTGGGTTCGAATCCCACCCTCACCGCCAACAAGCTTGGGCAGCATGCAGATACGGTTGACTGCGCCAGTCTGTAGAACTGGATCTCTTCGGAGACGCTGGGGGTTCGAATCCCTCGCTGCCCACCAGACTTAGCCCCGTGGCGGAATGGCAGACGCGCCGGTTTCAAAAGCCGTGGCCTTCGGGCGTAAGGGTTCGACTCCCTTCGGGGCTACCAGTCTTGTGCTCACGATTAAGTTCAATCGCTCGCTTGACAAGCCTCACGTCAAAGCACTGCACCGACATTGGATCTGACTCGAATTCAGCAACAATCAAATCGAGAACTTTCCAAACATCAGCCTTAGCCAAATAGTCATCCATTAATCTCCTCATTTCCCGTTCCATGGCGGTCTGTTCGGCATGCGAACGTTCGTCACCACACACACAGCTCGTTTGACCCACTCCTCGAAAGACTCGTCTGGCTGCTGCGCACGGGTGATGAGGTACATCGTCTGCGGCGGCAGGTACTTGTCTTCAATAATCGGCAGCTTATTCAGCTCTGGCGACGAGTCGTTCATCGAACTCCGGCGTGCCCATGCAGGGCACTTTGTCTTTCCAAATTATATATATGACTATTGACCGTTTGAACCCGTGTCATGTTACTCCCATATAGGAGTGCTCTCTAATTATTCTGTGCCGATTCCGCTTTCGCTATGAGTCTGAAGCCATTCGCGGATAATGTCTCCACAGTGGCCCTGAGCTTAACCGCAGTTTCGATTAAATCCAGGACCGCCTTTTCCGAATCTTCCAAGCCTGGATTCCAATCCAGTACCGGACAATCGATGATCTCTTTGGTGGCAGCTAGTATCTTGTCAAGCGGCACATTCTTAAACTGATTAGCCAGCCAGATCACTTGGACCATGTGAGCGAAGTAGGCTTTAATAGTCATCCCAGCAAATAAACGTTCGGCCATTCAGTTCCTCCCGATAAACATTAACAAATAGATCGGCACCATCGAGGCGCCGACGAGCGCCAGCCAGGAAACGAAGTAGTCCACCGGCGCGATGCCGGAGTGCACAAACAGCGGCCGATAGACCAGACAGATCGCCGCGGCGACCCAGTGCGAGCAACAGTACGGGCAGCACAAGAGTTCTCGCCAGAAGGGGCTCTTCTTACCGGCCCACATGCGCACGGACTCGAATACCGGCATCGAGCTGCGCGAGATCGTAAAAGACATCGTCGCAGTGGCAAAAGCTAAGTAGAATAGCATTAATCCTCGCGCTCCACCAAACCGTGTGCAAGGGTCTTCGCTGTAAGATGCGCCGGTTCGCCACTTCGCCCCTCCTTTTCAAACAAGCGATTCAGCCGCTCCGCTCGCCATTGCTTAAAAGGCATTCCGGGACGATCTTTGCCGCGGCGAAGCTTGAAGCGATCAGGCACACCGGGGCCATCGAGCATCAGTACAGGCTGGCCCGCCAGACCCAGCACATCGAGCACGGTCTGGAGCTGTTTCGAATCTTTGTCTTCGCTCCAGACGCCGATCGCGCCGTCGGGTAAGATCCGGATGCCAAGCCGGTTCGCGAGGTCGCGCGCTTCATCGATCAGATCCTCACTTGGCGGTATCGGCATCGGCAGCTACCGTCACGGCAGGATCCTCAGCGGGAACCGGGAGCTGTTTCTGCACTTCCTGCTCGATCGCCAGCGCCAACTCAACCGACAGGTGCGCCTGGTAATCCATTGGCTGCATGCCATTCGCCTGCAACAGGCCGGGCGTCACTACCGCCGCGACAAACAGAATCTTCTCGCGGCGCGCTTCGATATCCAAGTTCGCCTTTGCCATGTCTATCTCCTGAAATTTGGCCCAGGGGAATCACCTCCCCCGAGATTTATTCCCCTGGACCATTCTCCCCGGACTGGGAAGAATCCTGCTCGGGCTCCGTCGGGGCCTTCGCGGCGACCGCCTGGAGCGCGCCGGAAATGAACGCGTCGAACTGTATCGCAGCTTCGACCATCGCGATCATTGTCGCCGGCCGAATGACTGGGCCGCCCTTACGATCCGCGTCACGGCTAATCGCGTTATACATCTCCGCGTCTTTGATGATCAGGTGGTCGTAAGCGTTGATCGCCAACATCAGTGCGGTCGTGCGCCGCTTCTCTTCCTTTGTGAGGTCGACCGTCATCTTGGTTGGATCGTAGGCGATACCCTGCTCTTCAAGAACAGCCGTGTCTCCTGGCTCGCCGGTTTGTCTGTCGACTGCTACGAAGTGTGGATCTGGTAGTTTCTGTGTCATCACTCCCCCATGTCCAGCCGATAGCTTTGCGCGATCGGCAGATCCGGTTTTTCCCGGTTTTCTTCCTCCGGCCCCAACCCGTCGAAAATCTCTTCCATCTGACACTGTAGATCGTACCAGGTCCAGCCCTCGTTATAGTACCGCCGGGCTATGATCAACCGGTGAATCAGCTCCGTCGTGGTCATAGTGGAATCCCAATTCTACTTTCACTTGCGTTTTTGTCAACTACTAATTTCAATGCACGCCGTCGATCTCAATTTCCGGGCCTTCCCAGGCCGCGTGCTGCGCCAGCGCCGGCTGTGGATTCTTCGGGTTGATCAGATGACACGCTGCGCAAATACACGCCCACTGGAACTGCACCTTCTTCCGGCCGTTCCGCGCTTCCCCGATCGGGCGCCCGCCGACCGGCCCCGAGTACCAGTGCCACTCTCTGCTTAACCACCGCGCGCTCGACTCCCCAGCCTCGAGGTGTGCATGCCGGCAGTACGCCACCACATCCCCTGGCCGCGGCCCGCTCATCTCGTCCCTATACCAGAATGCCCCTGTCTGACTTTCGCCCGCGGCTTCTTCCCCGGCACCAACAGCTCACGGCACGCCCGCGAATCATCACACTCGTGAATTTCCACATGCCGATCGTGTACCCAACAATCAAAACACGGGAAGTATTGCCCTTGCCAATTACTCACAAACACAGCTTCGCGATACAACTCAATGCGGCTGCAAGTCTGTGATTCGACAGACAGATATTTACAGAAAAAGTCGACACAGCACGCCGGAATCTTCGAGTGTAGCCCAGCCCGCCGCTGATCTTCTACTGTGATCCGTCTCGCGTTCTGGCGATGACGGAGTTCACCGTCCAATTCATCATCGCTGAAGTCGGCTAATAAAAGTGAGGGCATTAGGCCCCTCCGCGGTAAACTGACCAGCCACGATCCGGCAGCGGCCGCTTCTCCTCATCCAACCGCTTCACCCACAAACCGCCGCCGGTCTTGCGCTGCCCGTAGGACAACTGCGCATGACAGGCCCGGCAAGCAATCTCGTAGAAATCATTGTTGTCGATCGTCCGCACACGGAAGACGACGTCATTCGACTTACAGCACCCACAGGTGTCGTCGATCTCGAAGACTTCCTGCACCGCGGCGATTCCCTTGAAGAGCTCTTTCGGCCCGGCACCTTCGATCTTAAAGAGCAGCCGGCCGTTTTTCGACTTGTATTGGACTTCCACTAAACCCTCGCGATTCTTCAGGCGCAAACGGCGGTCCGCTCCAGGGCTCCCGCCAACTCACCCCGAAGTCTAGGCCCCTCCGCTATCCCCAGGCTCCCACGGCACGTCCTTCACCACGTCTTCCCGCCCCTCTACGTGCCCGAAAACCGGCTTCCCCCGCCGCTCTCGCTTGGCAACCCTACCTGCTGGCTCTGATACTTCACTGCCATCTCCCCGCCCCGCGCCACCGGCGACCCCAGTACCCCCACCCGCGCCAAGGTCTCCAGTGCCACCGCGATCCGCTCCAGCTCGTGCGTGATCGACGTCACCACGACCGCCAGGATCCCCACCGACCCGATCGTCGCTAACGCCATCACCAACCACATCCATCCCTCCTCGGTCACGTAACTCCTCCAACACACTCACTAACCGCCCTAATTGCTCCGCTATCCGCTCCCCGACTTCCTTCTTCGGCCGCCCCGCCCCTTCGCGTTTTCCACCCATATGTTGATTATCGCTTCGGAAATCAAAGTGTACTTCCGCCAACGGCGATATACAAGTTGATTTCGAAAAAATATTCAAAATGTGATTTCTGGGTCGATATTCAAGTTTCATTTTGATTTTGTGAATGATATTCAGATGGCGCCGTGGAACCGATCGCTCTTTCACGCGCCGCGCGCGGGGTTACCCCCACCCCCTGTGCCTCCCAGCTCGAGCCTGCACTACCGGCAGTAGCCTGACCCCGCACGCGCGTTCTCTTACTGCCGATCGCCTGCCGCGGGGTTGTCAAGCGAACTATATCTGCCGCCGATTGAACGACTTGCAAGCAATCGCTTGCAAGTCGTTCGCAGTCTGCCGCATAGTGGGGTCACCGCAAAACGGAGTGCGGCACGGATGGAGAACGGTAACGGAATCAACGCGATGGGAGGACAGGCACAAGACATGGGCCACGGGCTGGGGGTTAGACACCACAGTGGGCGCGGTGGGACTCGGTTCATCGACGCCAAGCGCCACGTGCGTGGTCTAGGGGGCAGTCTGACATGGCTACCGGACACGCAAGAATACCTCGTAGCCATGCCGTACCCCATCAAACCAGGGGGGATAGGGTTTCGGCGTCGGAAGGGGGTGTACTTCACGACAGACTTGGCTGATGCTATTGCCACTGCACGGTTGATGGCAGGGTGTGAAGTCTCGGAATGCTGACAAGGGTTTTCGCATGGCAGTTTGGCGCCGACGGGGTAACCGCGGCATGGCATTGGCATCGAGCGTAAGCTCACTAACCACACTGGAGGCATTTTATGAAAGCGATAATGACGAAGGCTGAGGCTATCGAGATAATGATTTCGGTTGCCAAGCTCGATCGACACAACAGCACTGGTTTTGCAATTATGCAGGAAAACTTGGCACGCCTTGGCCAGTTAGCAGTGCCCGCCCATGGCCACAGATGCCCGGACTGCTCACGTTCGGATGCGTTGTTCTGTTACAGCACTGCAGTTCAGCGAATTCGTGAGATGAAAGACTGAAGTGGGCTTGCGCCAGGGGCATGGTTTCGACCGTGCCCCTGGGCAAACCGGTAGACCCCGTGCAATCGGAGATTGAGCGCTTGAAGGCTGAAAATGCGGCACTTAGGGCCAAAGCGGCCAAGTCTACCACGGCTGGCACTCTAACTCCGCACGTCTCGGAGAAAGGGGCCTTGTCCGTCTATGGCCTGGGACGATTCCCCGTCACGCTCTACTCCGAGCAGTGGGAACGTCTACTTGGCTACAGCGCTGAAATCAAGGCGTTTATCGCCAAGCATGAACACGTGGCTGAAATGCGCACGGTTGACGGAGTGCAGGTTTCACGTAAGCTCACCCGCCAGTAGACTCTTGACGGCTGGCAGCCGTGGTGATAGACTGCCAGCCAAGCTGTACCCAGTCCTGAGTAGCAAATCCTCAGGAACATCATTACCTCGCAAGAACCCCGATACTGGCGTGAGCTGGTCATTGGGGTTTTTGTTTGTCCCAGCGTCCCGAATCGAAACAGACCTGCCGAAAGCCTACCGAAACACCCTCGAAACCACGTCAAACCAGGGCAAAAACACTCCCATATGGGAGTAACACAGGGGTGAAGTGTGTCTAAACTAGGGCTGGACCAGCCAATCCGAGCGAGCTCGGCTTGGCTGCCTCAGCATAACGCCAGATTTGCCACTTGTCAAGTTAGTCTATCTTTTGGCTAGGCGATGCGTCGGTGAAGACTGTGTTGAACTCTTCGCCGAGGTATCGACCAGAGCAGTATGCGATCACTTTGCTGCGCCTGATGTGCGTCTGGTCTACGATCTCACCGTAAGACATCCCGCCTGCGCGAAGTGCTCGAACTCTTCGCACGGTCCGCGGGTTAGCTTCTCGCTTGCTGTGATAGTTCAAAACTGGCTTGTAGTCCGGGTCAGTCCAACTCACGTTGTGCAGCACACTGCGGATAGTTGATGGCGCGGCGCCGAATTCTTGCACTAGGGCTACGGTCGGCACGCCAGCAGCAGCCTTCTCACGGATCTGCTTCGCCTTCTCCATTGTGAGCACATTTGTCGGCTTTGCGCGGTTGTTTTCCACACCGGTAATAGCCTGTAAGTGCTCTGGATTGATACACCTCGGATGCCAGCACAGATGATCGATCTCATAGCCGTCCGGGATCTCGCCTTTGTGCTCACGGTAGACTTGGCGCTCGATAAACCGGCCAAAGTCATCGAGCGCATAGCCTTCTGGATCAGAATGCTTTAACCAGATCCAGCATCCAGTGATCGGGTTGACCTTGTAATCCGTTGACTTGATCGGCTCGATCGTCGGCAACACGACCGGGACTAACACTGGTACAATCTCTCGTGACATGACAGTAACAGTATAGCACGTGCACGCGCGATGCACGTTCGGTTCCGACACGCTTTTTTGCGAGCAGAATCAACGCGATCCGGACTTTTTTCGCTCGAAACGCTTGCGTTTCGGTTACAATCGAATCGCACGGTGCAGCGCTGCACGTTGGACGCTGCGAAACACTCAACACTGGAGACAAAGACAATGCAACACGTTGACCGGCAACAACAAATCTTCGCAGCGTTGCAGATTGTGCACGCTGTGGGCGAAGCCATTCAGGAGCTTGGCTCAGTGCCTTCCGGCACGCTCTACGCGCGTCTCATGGACCAAATGCGCCTGGATCGCTACGAACAAATCATTGGCTTGCTCAAGACCGCCCGCTTGGTCGAGGAGTCAAACGAACACCTGCTTACCTGGATAGGGCCGAAGGCGGTGGTCCTGCGCACGGCCGTGGAAGCCAATATTGAAGACGGCACGCTGGCGTATGACGACGTCAAGTCGGTGGCCCATGACTAGCGCCGAAATGGTCACAGACTTCAAGCCGCGGGTCACAGTCTTCGAGACGCCTGTCGGCACCTTCAACTGGCACGCTGACGCCGACGCCGCGGTACACAAGGCCGATCTCGGCAAAGACTGCATCGTCAAGAAAGTCACCACGGCGACGTGTCGCGAGCTATGCAAAGCCGTGACAGCGTACTGCAAATCTAAAGGCTTGCAGCCCGATGAATACGGCTTCGATTCTTGGCGGCCGTTATACGGCGCACCTGAGCCACGCTTGCCTGAAAAGTGGTGGCACCTCATTGCCTTCGTGGTCGAAGGTGGATCTGAAGGCTTTTACATCCACATCGGCGCCATGGTCCAGCAACATATGAGCAAAGAGAATCCCAATGGCGACGCGAAGTGGGTTGACCTTGGCTTGGCGAAGACTTACTCGCCCGACAATGCCTATGCACTAGCAACGGAGGCGCAGCGTTTCCTGACCGCGGCGGAATGGAATGGCTGATATCGACCAACGCATCGAAGCGCTCACGCAGTCTGTCGAGCTGCTTGCCCACATGCACCGCGATAACGAGCGCAGCACCAACGCTGCCATCCAGACTATCGCCGGTGCGTTGCAAACCGTGGCCCGATCTCTCGATCGGGCTTACGATCTGCTCACTAGCCACGAAACACGGCTGTCAAAACTGGAGGGCCAGTGAGTCTTACCCACTACAGCGATAAACCGCTGACAACAATCTATTCGACGCCGATTGCCAAGCAGGAAATATACTTCAAACCAACCGGCTTATGGGTATCAGTGGACGGGCCTGCTGACTGGAAGGGATGGTGCCTCAACGAAGGGTTCGCTCTGGACAAATTAACCCACGCAAGCCGGATACTCCTCCACAAGGGAGCCAATATCTTGCGAATCCGTAATGCCAGCGATCTCGACACACTTACCGAGCAATATGGCCTTGGCAGCTATCGGATGGACTGGCCGAAGATTGCTACACAACACCACGGCATTATCATCGCGCCATACCTTTGGGGTCGAAGGCTTTATCCTGGCGTCGATTGGTATTATCCGTGGGACTGCGCAAGCGGCTGCATCTGGAATGCCGCAGCCGTCAGAAAGATCATCCATATTTCACCAGCACCACTGGAGGAACCACATGCCTAAACCCACTGGCCAACAGCGCTGCGATCTGCTCTCCATCGCTTACGGTCGGCTGCCGCTCGACATGCGGCCAATTCTACTCGAAGCCGGCGCCCGCGGGACTTACCGCAAGTATTGCAGTTTTCTCAAATCGCTCGATGGCGCGATCCGCCATGCCCAGCGCATCCGTGACCAGGAGGAACGGCAACAGTGTGACGACTGCGGCGCCGCAACTGGGTCGCTGGTAGGCTGCCCTGATGGCGCGGAGATCTGCCGGCCATGTTTCAACGAAGGGAGACATTAGTCATGGACCCGGATGAATGTTTACGTGAATTGCTGGCCCTGGCAGCCGAGCTGGTTGAGTTAGAGGTGAACTTCGACGAAGTGGACGAATGCGATGTCTATGCCACTAAAGTTACCCGCATGTCGGAGCTGGTCGAGGCTCTCGATGGCTGGATTACCAAGGGCGGCTTCTTACCTGGCGGAGCTTGACTTTACCGGGCCGCGTGGGTGGCCGTGAGCCCGGCCTATCATACGCCACCCTGTCTCCAGTTGGGCGGCGCCGCGCTGCAAATGCAAAGCAGTTCGACGGCGCGGTGCCGCCGTTTTTCGCTGGGGATTCAACGGGTTGCACGATTTTTGTTGACACAAAGCGCGGCGCTGTGAGATTCTTTTCTCGGCGCTGCAAAAACGCAAGCGTTTTGAAACGAGCAGTATAGATAACACTAACGGAGACAATAACATGAACGTAGGACGAACATTCCCCGAATTCGCCAAGGAAGTGGTTAGGCAAGCCGCAACCAAGAAAGACTATCTCGCTCCTCTACCTACCTTGCAAATGCTGATCGACGCAGGCGCAGTACAGAACATCAATAACCTGGATGCTGCCATCCGCAACACCGAGGATAGACCGCCGGTCCAGTTCTCAATGCGAATTGGCGATACCGGCAGGTTCCACATGCGCAAGCTGTTTCACGATCAGCTCCGCGAATTCTGCGGAATCCCGAAGCCTTATTACGATCGGATGCGAACTGAAGAGCCTGAGCTGCTCATCCACAACGTGCAGACTTGGCTCAACAGATCAGCTCACGAAAACCCGAACATGGTGCGCATGATTCGGACTCTCGACGGCCACGCTCGCGCGTTTCTCTCAGACATCTACCGGCCGCTGGACAATATCGATTTGGTTATCGCCATCAAGGACACCCTGGTCGAGGTTGGCGCTGTTATCGATTCCTGTGAATTGACTGAAACGAGGCTGTACATTAAGTGCACCTCGCACAAAATCACTTGCCAGCCAAAAGTTGGCGACATCATCGAAGCTGGCGTCTTGATTCAGAATTCCGAGGTCGGCATGGGTCGGCTGGTAGTCGGGCCGTTTCTGAAGCGGCTGGCCTGCTCAAATGGCATGATAATCGATGATTTCGCTTTCCGGCGTACTCACATCGGTAAGCGTTCCGGGCGCCGCGGCGGAAATCTTGCGGCGGGTGATGTTGCGGTTGGTGGCGGCAGTGGCCAGCTTCCTGAAGAGTGGCTGAGCGATGAGACCCGTAAAGCCGATGATGTCGCATTCTTCGGCAAAGTTCGCGACATGGTGAAAGCCTATTTTGACCCCAATAAGCTCGCGGAGATATCTGGCAAGCTTGACGAATCCACAAAACGTACGATCGACGCTAACCCAGTGAGCGTCGTCAAAGTCATCAAGAACGATTACGTCTTGACCGATGACGAGGAAGCCAAAATCCTAGCCAATCTCATCACTGGCGCCGATCTCTCGCAGTATGGCCTTGCGCAAGCTGTTACCGCGCTGGCTGGCGATGTCTCGGATTACGAGCGCTCTACCGAGCTCGAACGTGCTGGCGGCCAGGTCATCCAACTGGCGGATACAGACTGGGAAGATTTGCTGAAAGAAAGCAAGAAGCTGGCGGCGTAACGGTTTGCCCGGCGGGATTCGCGAAGTCTTCCGCCGGGTTACTTGGGGCACTCTCTCCGGGTGCCCCGATTTTTCAACTGGAGGAAAAACGCAATGGCAATGGTAGAAAAATCTAACGACGATGCCCATCAACGGGCCACGGACAGCGCAAATGATCCGATCTTTGGACACTCTGTTAAGCAAGCCCTTGGCTGGATGTGCGGTTTTGCGCTCTTTTTCCCTCTGCTGCTCTTGATTTTGGCGATTCTAACGCCGATCATGACGGCAATTGTACGTCACGTGATGTTCGGAGGATCACAGTAAATGGAAACTTCGATTTGGCTGATTATCATCGGCGCCGCGCTGCTCGTGGTTAGCACCTTGATCCGCGCGTACTGCCACTACTCTCAATACTGGAGGCACAAATGACTCAGCTCACCACCGGCAAGTACGTGAAGCGCGAAACCGCGACCAACATCCGCGAGCGGCGCCAGTTTAGGCCCGTCATCGTCACACTGCACCCCGGCTTTATGGATCTCCGGCTGAAAGGTTGCCGGAGGTCCTTCACGCTCGGCTATGAGGCGGCTTACCGGGCCGCCGTGATGGCGGAGCACGAAGCGAAACGGCAGGAACGCATCAAAAGACGGCGGGCAAGGAGAATAAATGCCTAATATCGTTTACAGAATCACGCTCGAAGGGCACGGCGGCGCTACGCTGGACCAACTTTGCCGTGAAGCGCTCAAGATCCAAGAAGCCTTTGGCATCGACCACTTGTACGTGATCCACAATAACGTGACCTACCACGTGCAACCACAAACGCCGTATGCGGTCACGGAAACCTCACGCGGAAAGAAGAAGTAAGCATGCCTGACGCATACTACACGGCACTGATACGCACGAAAGGCGAACTTCAGCGCGCCATTCATGAATTTACAGCGCACGGTCACGATACGACGTCACTCGCGCGAGCTCTCGCCGACGTAGACATGTGGATCGACCAGCACAATCAGCCTGCCGCGATGCGCCAAATGCTAGCGAAGTTGAATGTGGACATCAAAACGCGCATCGACCGGTTCAAGGCAACGATCGGGGGCAACTATGGCCAGAAAACCTAAGCCGCGCCAATACACCACTGACGAGGTCCGCGAGAAGTTCCTGCAATACATACACAGCCTCTGCCACTATTGGCGCACCGTCGAAAACCCGACGAGTGATCGCTTCGACGGTCTAGCGTTTTCCATTTTGGCAATGCTTGACGGTTCTTCCATCGAGTTGCCAGCCTTCGCTGTGGTGCCTGCGCCACACCAAGATGACAAACTCTACCACATTGAAGAAGGAAGCAACTGGTTTCCGGAATTCAGGCCATGGCTTAGCCGGCGGCCAGGGAACCAGGAACCAGTGTGCGACATCGCCGGCAATTTGCACGAGCAATTTTTAAAGAGAAAGGTCTAAGCCATGGATATGATCGCAGTCACGTCATCGAACATCGCCAAGATCGGCTACGATCCTGGCAAAGAGCGGCTCCGCGTCGAGTTTCACGACGGCGCTTTGTGGGAATACGAGCAGGTCGATCAGGCGCTCTACGAAGGGCTCATGGCGGCCGGCAGTAAGAACGGGTTTTTCCGGCAGTTCATCCGCGGCAAGAAGCCGGCATCGAAGGTGTAGGGACGATGCCTGACATCAAAGAATACGTGATCACAGATCCAACCGTGGTCAAAGTGGCGAGCTTACTGCAGTACGTCTCGCGCTGCCCAAATTGCGGCTCCGAATCCACCAAGCCGGTGCCGAACACCTGCGCCTACTGTGGTGCCAAAATGGAGAACAAACAAGATGCCACTGCGGTATCAAGTGAGAACAGTTGACGGCAAAACCGTTTACGAAACTGAGACCTTGGGCGACGCCAAGCGGCATTGGCGCGCCATGATCGGGTCTGGAGCTACAATCCGGGACGTACTGTATGCGGCTGGCGTTGTCAATGAGCCCGGTGACACTCGCCGTATTCAGGCACTCTCTAATGAGGTCTTCGACCACCTGATCGAGCGATTCAAGGTGACCGCCACGCCAGCCTTGAAAGCCGAATTCTTGGATTGGTTGACCGCGGAACTCGAGCAGTACTTAGTCAGGGCCGTCACTCCTATATAGGAGTAAAACCCTATTGTGCTCTGGATATTTGTCAGCTAAAATCTCGAAAGGAAACAAGAACTATGGCCGAAGAACGGAAATTACCACCCGCGAAGCCTTTGACCGACGAAGAGACTGCCAAACTGATAGAAGAATTCCCGCGGTGGGATCTCACAAAGATCCTTATCATCTATCGGGATACGGGCGGCTGGTGTGGCTTTGAGGACTTCTATAAATTCCTGTACGTGTGTGACAAAAAGAACCTCGATCCCTTCATGAACGAGGTCCATGGCGAGACCCGATGGAGTTCCGAGAAGGGCCGCCATACGCTGATACCGATCACTCACATCGACGGTGCCCGCAAAGTCGCTGACAGCACTCAGCAATACGACGGCCAAGATGACCCAGTCTTTGAAAACAACGCGAAAGGCGAGCTGGTTTCTGCCACTGTCCGGGTCTATCGCAAATCGAACATCGCCAAGATCGGCTACGATCCTGGCAAAGAGCGGCTCCGCGTCGAGTTTCACGACGGCGCTTTGTGGGAATACGAGCAGGTCGATCAGGCGCTCTACGAAGGGCTCATGGCGGCCGGC